TCTTCATCGCGCTAGGGGCAAATCTCGTGCAGGCAAGCGTCGATGCCGAGACCTGGTATACAGAATACGCAATTCCGGATACTGGGGGCGCTTGGGCGAACTGGGCGCGCAATGCAGCAACAGCCCTGGCTAACACTAAGTACATCGGTCTTTATGGCGACCTTGATACTCCAAATGACTGGACCCACTACGTTGAGAGTGCAGATGCAACAATAACCTTTGACGTTGATTTAGATCCTGATGAGATCTTTACTGGTGAACAGACAAACTACTCGATGGATTTGACCATTACAAACGGCGCAACGACGAAGGCAATCACTCTTGAAACGAACGTGTCGCTCGACGATATAATAGAGATCGATACGGAAGCGAAGACAGTTTGGAATTTAACCCAGCAGGTCAACCTGTTTGGGTCGTTAGAGCAGGTTGGCGGTGTGCGTCAGGAATGGTTGAAGTTGATTGAAGGGGTCAACATCCTGACCGCAACGGATCCGACTGCTACGCACGTTACCCTCGAGTACGTGTATGATAGGCGGTTCTATGAATAATGCTGTAGAGACGCTGCTATATAATCGAAGCGGCACCAATCCAGCACTTTGTACGCCGGCCATTGACTCAGTTACATGGAGTTTGAATCGTTCAGGCCTGGTAAAGCTGTTTTTGCCGTACGTTGATCCTCTATGTACTCCTGACAAGCTTGCATACGGAAATCGAGTACTGTTGCGATTTGGGAATGGTCTACCTCCTTTTGGGGGCGTTATCGATTTTCCACGAGTACGTACGGAAACGGGAGTCCAATTCTCGGTATACACAGGAGATCGTATATTGAGTTGGAGGACCACAAATAAGATTACCTCGTTCACGGCAGCGTCTCCGGGCGACATTGTTAAGACTTTATTATTCGATATGAACAATGTTCGTAACACAGGGATCGTAGCTGGTGCTATGTACCTCGGCGGCGCTACGAGAACTGAGGAATATAACTATGCAAACGTACTCGATGCACTCCAACGACTGTCAAGACAGAGCGGAGAAGACTTTCATGTATTGCCCTTAGTCTCGCCTATACGACTCACCTTTGCTCTTTACTGGCACAAGCTGCGGGGCGAGGCTCGGCCGGATGTTGCTTTCATCGAGGGAACAAATGCTTCGACACCCCTCGAAACTATTGAACAAGGTCCGGTCGCCTCTAGAGTGGTACAGATAGGGGGGAGCGCTGGTGGTACAACTTGGGAAGATAGACTCGTTGGGGATGATCACAGTATGGAGGCAGAGGCTGAATTCGGATATCGAGAGATAGCGGAGATTCAGACTGGTATCTTCGATCAAGATACTCTCGATGCAATTGCTGCAACAACGTTGAACGATTTCAAGGATACTCGAAAGCATTTGCGGATCATTGTCGCCAATCAACCCCCTGCATTGTACGGCCAGTATCATGTAGGCGATAGATGTGCTGTCCAGGCCTATCTTGGACAAGCGGGGTGGGAATACGATAGTACAATTCGCATACTGGGTCGTCAGTGGATGCCGTCCGGTGCTTGTCAGCTAGAGGTGGTGGAATGGCTATAAAAGGGAATCCCCTTGACCTAGTACGATATGAAGGCAACCCAGTCGATGGACTGGACGCACTCAAAGAGCGCGTTAGACTACTTGAAACTACTGTATTGAGTGGAGTTGCTGGTCCACCAGGAGCTACAGGAGCTGATGGCCCAATAGGAGCGACAGGCACACCCGGTCCAGGAGCTCCAGCTCCGTTAGCGCAAGGCGACGTTCTGGTCGTTGATGCGGTTCCAGATATAACGACGCTTAACATTGGTAATGCGCACGAGATGATGAAGGTCAATGCAGCAGGAACTGATCCGGCGTGGGAGGCATTTGATTGGGATGAGATGAGCGGTGTCGGTGGTGCAGATATGGTACACACGCACCAAGCAGCGTTAGAGGGTGGTACATTAGCCAATGCTGCACTGTCTGGCATACCTGGCCTCATCGCCGCAATTCTTACCGATCACGACGTAGCAGCACACAATGCTTTGGCGATCGATCACGGATCATTGAGTGGCAGAGCTGATGACGATCATTCACAGTACTTGCTCGCATCAGGTGCTCGTACAGGAGCGGTAACTGGAGATCAGCTCTTTACGAACGGTGTCAAGATCGTGGATGGATTGGTGGTAGGCAATAACGTAGCTCCTACTAATGACCAGATCCGTCTGTATCGTGGTGCTACGTGGATGGGGCAGATCAGCACAAACGAGACGACTTGGTTCCGCATCAACCAAGATGTCGCAAAGAATATCTACACGCCACGGTCTTTTTGCGCCCAAGGCTCTCTCACATCTGGTGGTTCACTCCTCCCTGGAGCAGGCCATGTCCTTTACACTGGCCATCTCATTAGCTACAAAGGTGGGGCGCAGAACGAAGTGTACGCCGTCAAATCCCTGCTTGCTCCACTCACTTCGACCAGCTACGATGGAGACTCGTTCAGTACGACAGGGAAGACACTTCTAGACCTGTCTGCGCTCTTTGGCATGTCAGCATATGCGAAACAGGCAATGATTCGATTGTTGGTGCGCGATAGTGGCTCAGCAGCATCGGCGCAGTGCTGGTGGGGAGTAGCACCGAACAATACAGGCGGTGTACTATGCACCGCGATCTGGTTGAATGGCGAAGTAAACGATTCGTGGCGTGAAGCTGGCGGAATGACGGCACTTACCGCTTCAGGAGACCTATACAGACAAAACGTCGCAAGTGGCGCAGGTCGAATGGAAGTTTACATGCAGTTCTGGGGCTATACGCTCTAAGGAGGTTCTTATGGCGCTCAAAAAGAATGAAATCAACGAAGCACATATCTCTATGGTACAGAGCGGTGAGGCAACGATCCCGATTGGTATGCCTGGACTACTTGTTACGACTGCATTGGGTAGTCGTGATGATGCGGGAGAGTTCGTATGGGATCGTAAAGCGGTTGTGATGCTCTGTACACAGCAAATGTACGACGACGCTGTCGATCCTGTTACTGGAGAGCCTCTCCCCAACTATCATGTTATACCAGACTTCCTCATCGAGCACTTTAGAGAGGGCATGATCGCGTTGGAGGATCATATTCAGTTTCTGGTCAACGAAGACCATCTTGATGCACCGAAGAACAAGACAGAGCTCAAACGAAGACAGTACACAACGAAGGATCCACGAGTTCGAGCATCGTGGAAGACTCTTAACGGTCACGCGACTGCACCTGGCACAGGACCTAAAGTGCCGACCACTAAAGAGCGAATCGCCTCCTTCAAGGAAATACTCAAGTCCTAAGGAAGTGCTATGCCCATCAATGACAGTGTTTCGGTGCTTATAGTCGATGACGATGTACCCACCGTACGACAACTCGCCCGCACTTTGAAAGGCCAGGACTATATAGTACACACAGCGACGAGCGCCGAAGGTGCTTTGCAGCTATTACCATTGGCCGATATTCTGTGGCTCGATTTGGGACTTCATTCAAATGGAGCATCGTCTAGGGTCGTTCTCAGTGAATGGATGAGAGCTAAGGACGGTCCTGTATGTGTTTATTCGACTGGGATCACTCGCGATACTGAATGGGAGATGATGATGTACGGTGCGGACAACGTGTTTCCGAAGCCTATTCGCCCCGACGTGGTCTCGACTGTAATGTTACGATACGCAAGGAGGGTTAAACGAGATCAACGACTGGATACAGTGGAGAAGAATCAACAGCTGCTAAAGCGATGGCTCATAGTGGTCGGGATCGCAGCGTTTGGAAGCGGACTGATCGGAGAAGCGGGCTTTGGCCTAATCAACATCATAGCAACACTTTTCTAAGGAGGACCTATGTTTAACTTGGATCTCGATCTTACAGCGAAAATATTGATATGGATGATCTCGGGAGGTGGAGCAGGAGCTGCGGCCTTCTGGCTTTGGGGGAAGATCGAAACGTATCATCAAGGTGCGAAGGAGTTGCCCGGAGAACTTAAACGATGGATAGCGCTCATCGTTGGCGCTGTGCTGGCCGTCCTTGCATTCCTTTGTATGGCTTGGTTTGGACTGGTCGTGCTACCCATTACGCCTCAATCGTGGGTCAATACGATCGTAGCACTTATTGGAGTGTCGTACATTACCAGTCAAAAGCTTCATGCACGGATACAGCTGTCAAAACAACGGAAAGAGGCACTCCGATGGCTACAACGTCATGAACGCACCCTCTCCAACGTACAACTCTCTATGTTGAGTAATGCACTGGGTGGAATCAGTAGCGAAAGGAATGGTCCTGCGGATTGGGTCGAGATATTCCGTTCGAGTATGAACGAGTTCTATGACTATCAAGCACCGGAGTTGACTGTCCCCGTAAACTCTGTTCCTCTGTGGGAGCACGACAAAGTTGATGGACGATTAGACCGACCCGAATACGATCGTCGATCGCCTCCACACACTTACTCGCCGCCCTTTGCTGCAGGCATGTTTTCGATGCATACCACAATGGAAGCCGCGATAGTGTTCGAAGTGGACTGTTTACCGGGGGATTCGATCCGCGCGCACGTAAAGGCCAATGGGATCGATTCGGTCGAGTCGCAACTTGGGCTGCGTTTGGGGATCGCGACTGCATATCCAGGAGCTGGAGCGATCGAAGTCGACAGCGGAGAAGACGGTAAGTTCACCGGACATCTTGCGAGCAGAGCGATATGGGGTGACTGGTACGACGGCTTGAAGGACGATGAGTGGGATCAACTATGGACGCCGATCGTTACTGCAGTTCAAGACCAGGTATGGATCCTTTGCCAGGCTCGAAAGGATTATCGCGAGCCCGGACACTCACACTGGGATTCTTTGGTCGTTGAAGCACAGCGCGGGAGTGTAACGCCACCACCGCCGAATGGTAGTCATGCCGTTAGAACGATCGTCTACCTCGATGATGAAGCAGTACACGACGTCTCCACCGAAGTACGCTGTCGAAAGGACGTCTCCGGGCAGATTTGTGTTTTGGCAGGGAAAATCTCAAGTCTCGCCTGCCCGGAGAGTTAGTCCATAATGTGGCCGATGATATCAACGTACATCCCAGCTTCACCAATCGGCCCATAGATCCACGCTGACCGCCACTTATCAAAGTGGTTCAGTTTTCCGTCGTGCCGTTTCGCCCTAGTCATAAAGTATTCAACAATGTTCGAATGCATCAGCCAATTGGTTGAACTGCTCGAACCCAACTGCTTCAGGGCTTTGCGCGGAACGGCACCGACGGACCACTGTCCTGTTCCATCCTCATGCACGAACAAGATCGTTAGCTTGTCCTTCGACCTCTTCAAGATCCGTGGAATTGTCACCCTTGTCCAAGTCACTTCCGACATTGTCATCACTTTCCTCTCTTGCCCACTCCTGGATCGCAGACATCGAAAAACGCCATTGCCTTCCGACTTTTAACGCTGGAAGCTTCCCCGTACTCGCAAGACGTCGTACCGTTGAAGACTTTACCCTCAAGAATCCTGCCACGTCCGAGCAAGTCGCTAAACATTCATCCCTATCGATTTGATTTGATCCTCCGCATCTGTGTATTTATACGTACCAACTCGTCCTGAATACCCATGTAACATGTCAGGATATCTGGAGCGATTACGATCTTCACGAACACGTCCACAAACGTTCCAAGAACACTCAACTCAGCGAAGGAGTGCCCTTCTTCTGGTACAAGCATCCCTTTGTTGGCTAAGTAGGCCTCGAGATCCGCACAGATCGTTTGAATCTCAGCCATGTCAAAGATCCGATTGAGCAGTGGTCGACTCTGTACGAGCTTCGTTACAGGTCGTACCACAAGAGCATTTCGGGCTAGCTCCTCCTGCAACGACGGCATCGGCATCTTCACAATCACTCCATACCTTGCGAAGTGCATTGCCGGCACTGCGTCCTTGATCCTTTTCGTCCGTCCTTCGGCCATGCTATACATCCCATTCACTCGTACTATGAAGGCGTACAGCACCGCCTGGCAGACTTGAGAAGCCAGCACGTTCGGCGATGTCTTTAGTTCGACTATGTACTTCCCCACAGTGTAGTCGATGATACCCCTCGCTGCCACAAGATTAGGAGCTATAAGGATATCACCTGGCGAACGACGCAGTCCCAAGAGCAACTCAAGGTTGACATCGAAGTACTGCCGCGCGGTGCGTTGGAGTGAGTCGGACATCGGTGCCACATCAAAGAGCACCGGCAAAAGTTCCTGCCACCGCTCTTCTGCGGTGATCGTTACCAAAGACATATAAGTATCGTGTTGATACATCCCTAGACTCCCGTTACTACTGACACTTCCGCCACTGTTCACAAGGACGCCAGAACGTCGTTATCTCAAGGCCTCCATCGGTCGAATACGTACCAGGACATAACGAATCACCAGTTTCGCACCAGTACACCCAGCCTTTGGCACCACACGGTCTTATCATCGGCACTTTGCAGCCACTCAGGAACGATCGCGCCGTGATAGCATCGTTACCGTGCTTCTCGACCGCATGAGATCGTGGCACAATATCTCTGATGGCGGGAGGCTGCGTTGACCTTGCGGCCATACTGCCAAGTACTATCATTGCAACTATCGCCAATCCAACCATCAAAATGATCAAGAAGCCCAGTCCAGACCCGCCTTGCCTACTCTGCGCTGCTGTCGACATCCGCGCTCCCCCTTTCGAGCACCGTTCGAAGGAGTCCCTGGAGCTTCGTAACCGATCGTTCCAAGTGCTCGAGCGACCATGCCATGTCTTGATCGATGTTCCACTTACCCCCATACTCTTCGTGCAGCATGATGTCGACCTCTACCGGTCCTCGTGCCTCGCCATCAGTCAAAGCAATTCGTTGCTCGGTGGTGTTTGCGTAAACAGCAGCTCCCTCATCCTGGAGCACCCAAGCCTTCTCAAGAATATCGGCGAGTTCCTTGATCGCCCCGATCGCCTCTTGGCACATGTAACTCGGGGGTATTCCGATGTTGAAGCCCCTCAAGCGAGCTCCAACCCATGTCATGTCCTCTTCGAGCTGCAGTACCTGTTCTTTGATGTTGTCCGTCATTCTGTATCCTTCCTTTCTGCGTCAAAAACGGCTGGCTTAGGCATTTTCCACGAAAATAAAATCCTATCCGCTCTCCGCAATAATTTGCTTTGCTACGTCTTGCGCCGAGCGCCGAGTTATGCGGCCATACGCTTCTACCAAATCGATCCATGCCACTACACGCCCCGACGAATGGTTGCCGTCCAGGTTCTTGGTACTCGTAAACCGTCGAAGCACTCGGTATTCAGTGCGTATCGGATCACCAAGATAGACATATCGCCCGACCGTTAAACGATGTGCTGCATTGCTTACAGTGGTCAAAGCGCACCTCCACACGTCAAGCACTTCGGATTCTTTTCCCGGCGCGACTCTCGTGGCGGATTCCATCTACCGCATCCTTCGCAGATCTCATGCGCCATTCGTTCTAGAAACTCGGCCTGTTCGAGAAGCGGTCGATGATCGATCTTGTTGCGCCAAGCAGATGTTCCATCGTACGAAACGAGCGTACCCCATCGATAACCAACATCGACGTCCACAGTGAAAGGTATCTCATCCCCAAATACCTTTTCCGCCGCCTTTTCCATAGCCTTCCGTAGCAGCTCGGCGGCTTCCGCAATGCGTACGTCATCATCAGGACATTCCACGATGTCGCTGTCATGTACCGTTATGAGCGGGAAGACATCCTTGGGCGCTGTGCGTTGTGTGACGATGAGAGCATCTATCGTTAGATCGCTTGCTGTTCCGGCGCAAGGCGCGTGAACGACTGCCTTCTTAGCGTCTGCTGCGTTCGTATCCAGCAATAGCGGAAAACGTCGTTTCCTTCCCGTAGGACTCTGTACATAGCCCTGCTGTTGCAACGTCTGGAATTGTGTTTTGCGCCATGTCGCTAAGCCCTGCATTAGTTCATTGTACCGCCTAACCCATGCTGTTGCAGCGCTAATATCCATACCAGCATCGTACGCGAACGAGTGTTGTGTACCACCATATAGGTAGGCGAAGTTGAACATCTTGCATATGTTTCGCTGTTCCTTTGTGAAGTGCTCTCCGTACATACTCAAGGCGACCTCTGTGTGTAGATCTCGACCCTCCCTATACACACTGAGCAGAAACTCGTCTTGGCTTAGCACCGCCGCACAGCGCAATTCGGCTTGGCTGTAGTCCGCGTGAATAAGTACGTAATCGGGCGTTGCGATATAGAAGTCTCGGATAAGCTTTCCGGTCGCTTCGTACGCTCTTGGAATGGTTTGGATCGCTGGGTTACTCGCGCTGAGTCTGCCCACTTCCGTTCCTGAAACATTGAAGACGGGGTGTACTCGTCCGTTGCCGTCTTCGAACTTGTGAACATTCCTTACATAGCTAGACATCAGCTTACTGTATCGTCGAATGTCCATCATTAGTGCCAAGAACTCATCTTCGGGGTGCTTGTCCGCTAGGATCTTTAGGACTTCCTTCCTAGTCGATCTCGACCGCTTTCCTCTCATCTGCGGCGGAGAATATCCTTTCTCATCCCAAAGTACCCTCTTCGTTTGAACATGACTATTAGGATTGAAATTAGGATCTCCTACGTTCAACCGCAGTCGTTCGAGCACTGCTTCAGCCTTACCTTCCAAGAAGAATGCTACCTCAGTGAGCCGCTTCCAATCGATCTGCATACCGCGCATCTCGACCTGGATAAAGGCTCTCTGTGCAGGCATAATAAGGTCAAGGTACAATCGTTTTACTTTACGTTCGAGCCCGACTTCGTTAATCAACTTGTACCATAGACGGCGAGTATAGTCCGTATCCATTCCTGCGTACTCGCCCAGCAGCTCCGGTGGTACGTTAGCGAACGAAGTCTTCTTCGAAGGAAGATACCACTTGATCGTGTTCGCTTCATAATCAGGCACGTCGAAGTATTGTGATACAAGAGGCTTCAGAGCGTGAAACGTGCCTCGGCTTCGTTCGTCCAGGGCGCAGTGCAGTGCATAAGTATCGTGGTGGAGCTTTGGCGTAAACCCAAGCTGCCACAGGAGGAACTTCGCATCAAACTTACCGTTGTGACCTATCCAGATAATATACGGTGCTGCGAAGAGCCTGGCCAGCGCTGCCTTGACCTGCTTTTGCCAAAGTAGTCCACCAGAGACCACCAACGATTTACCTGTTCCCCAAGACAACGATACATTCAGTATCCTGTCTCTATACGGCAAGTACCCCGTTGTTTCGAGGTCGAATGCCATTACGCACTGTACTGATTCACCCTCCCGCGCTAGCGTATTCAGTGCTACTGTGACATCCTCGATCATGCACTTCGCTGCTTTTCGTAAGGATGCTTTGTTGTCCGCGAGACGGTCCGATTCGATCCAATCGATTCCTTGCTTGATGCAATACGTCCGCAACCATACTAGCTCGTGGCCGTCGTGATTGTGCTTGAGCTTTGGATCGAGCCACTTGCGCATTTTAGAATCTGGATAGTGCCAGAACAATGTTTCAGTAGGAATGAAGGTCTCTGGTGCAGTTCTAGCAAACTTTTCGATGTCCCAGAGATAATCACGACCGACGTTGGCGCCTTCCGCGGACTTGAGCAAATACGCCGGATGGAAGGTAGGTAAGACCCACCACTGATACTCTACGTTGCCCTTCGAAGTCTCCTGGATGTAGTCCACTGAAACCCAACGACCTCGTACGAACGTTATTGGAACATCTCCCTCGCCAGTCAGGGCATAGCGCGCCTCATTACCTAAAGACAGGACATACTTCGGTCCCGCCTCAGCTATCTCTGCAAGGAGACGGTCTTTGCAGCACTCGGCCGCTTTAGGAGGTACTCCGTCAGTGCCAGGAAAGCAAAGGACTGAGTTGGTAACGTGCATGCGTTCACGATGTATACCGACCGCGTTCAGTGCGCCCCATACTAATAGGCCGCTCGGACCAATGAATGGAACTTTCTTGATTGCCTCTGTACGTCCAGGCGCTTCTCCAACGACCGCTAGCATAGCGTTTTTTGATCTCGATGGAGGTACGAACGCTCTATTACGTAGAGGACACTCATCGCAATGTGCGTAAGGTGCTTTTATGGTCATCTTGCCTCCTTTAATGTCGTCTATATAATTATACCTGATTTTCAGGAAAATGTCAACAGAATCTGGAACGAGGAAGGTAGTCATAGACTACCCTCCTCGATCGGTCATTAACGCTCCTTCGGCGCGGAAGCCCATCGACGATAGGTCTGGATGTTCTTTAGAATCATTCCTACATCCTCAACGTTCGAAGGCGCTGGCTCGTATTCAATCTTTGTGTATGGGTGCATTCCAATGTTAATGCCTTTCAAACCAGCCATCACTGGCCAGCTCGTATCGATCGAACGTACCCAAGGGAAGCGGTTGGCGATGCGTAACACCTCGTACATATCGCTCCATACCCCCAGCATATGAACACTGAAGCGGTTGCGATATCCACGCTGCATGAGGACGTGCAAGATTGAGGCGCGACCGTCTATCCAGTACTTCGATGCGGTTTGACGTTTGGGGACGCCCAAGACCCTGATATCCGAGTACTCCTTCCATTCTTCCAGGGTATCGATGAGATCGGTATGATCTACCGCGTGAAGGACGGCCATGCAGTCGAACGGTACCCGATTCCAGGCTTTCATCTTCTTGACCGCAGTACGGACGTATTCACGTGTCTTGACCGAGTCACCGAACTCATCGGGTAGAACAACCTCGTTTGCGCCAACCTTGCTCGCTATTCGTCGAATAGCCTCAAGACTCATTGGCGTACCGAGTTCCGTGACTCCGTTGTCAATGATGAGATGTGCTCCGCAATCCATTGATGCGTGGCGAAGCTGCCGGCCGTAGAAGTCGCCTTCCAAGCCGACCGCTAAGTGCGCAAGACCGAAAACCATGGTCGATTCGCCTGCAAGAGAGAAGTGCACGTACTTTGCTGGAGTCGTTACAAGTGCTTTCATGTGATTAGTACCTCGTCGGCGTTTCCGGCAAGCTTGCCTCTTCTACGCCAGCAAGGCGGGACTTAGCCTTTTCCGCGGCAACTTGACGAATCGATTGCTCGATCGCCAAGAGAGCCTCAGCCGCGAGTTCGCCCGAATGCACCGCCTCCGCGCAAGCACCGGTATCGATCTTGTCCGGATCACGAGGATGCATTTGGTCGTGGAGCATATCACCATACACGGCCATGAACAGCATATAGTTCGCTGCATCCAAGATATCCCCTCGTGTATGTGCCCATTGCTTCGGCACCATACACGCCTCTCCCTGATCGACTTGAGCCTTAACGCGCCCAATCTTTTTCGTGACTTCGCCCATGAATCCGTACGGGAAAGTAACACGCTCCCACACAGGTCGTTGTGAGTCGTACTGTGTCGCCCGCTCCACAACGATCTCTTTGGCGTCGTCGTAGATATAGAAAAGCCTGCGATTGAACTCCTCTTGGAGCTTACGGAAATGTTCCTCTGTCATCGGCAGTTCAAACATGTTTCCTCCTGAGAACGGTACATAAGGGTTTATAATGAGGGAGGCGACGTATCATATCAGTACTTGACTTATTAGGTATTTTCCCGATGGATAGCCGCCTCCCTCATCCTTTAACGACGTACTTCGGACATGAACTCCGCTTTAGCGGCAGGATTGAGCCGATAGATCCCTCTAAGCACGGTAGTGATCATCAAGGGTATCGGCGGCTGTTTGACGTCAAGGAGCTGACATGTATGCTGTGCTTGGATGCGTACGACCACCCCAAGCGGCCGACAACTCTTTTCAAGACCGTCGGCGATCGCGTTTGCCAGGTGTTCCTGCATCCAGTAGCCTTTAGCGATGTCTCTGACCGCTAAGGGTATTTTCGAAAGCCCCAGGAGGTCGTCGTTCGGTATATAGCCAACGCTGACGGTGCCGAAGAACGGCAGAAGGTGATGGCTACACGCTGACCAGAAGGTAATGTCTGGTACGACTACCATGTGATCGATACGCGGGTTTTCGTTCGGGAACGACGTGATATGAAGCGCTTCCTTAGGGCGCTGTGCGTCACCGATCAACGTCTGCAAATACCGAACAAAGCGATAGGGCGTCGCGTTCGTGTGCTCTGTATTGAGATCGACGCCAATCTTTGCGAGCGCAACTCTCACCGCTGTCGCTGCTGGAATGTCTACCTCAGGATGACGCTTGAGGTAGTTCTCTGAACTGTTCTGGAATTCCTGTGCTTCTGACATAGTAGCTCCTTATTCTATGTTGAGCATCTTGTGAAGTTGAACCGATAGCCGGACATTGAAAAGTTTCGCTGCTTTGATGGCAAATCGGGTCGATGCTAGGTTGAAGTCGGTAGACTGTGTAGCCCACGGTTGCACACTGATACAACAGTGCGAATTGAGACTACGGACGCACTCGATAGTATCCGAAAGATGTTTTGAAGTCTGGATCGTATTGGGATGACTCAGAAGGAGCTTTACCTCGTCCGCGTGAGGCAACAATGGAAGCTCTCGAACGTTATTGGTCTTTGGTGAGACGACAAGCCAGTCGATGTCCTTGAGCAACCCCTGCGCTAACCATAACGTACCGTTCGTTTCCATTGCGATGGAGTAATCGCGTTGTGTGAGAGCACGTAGTAGTTCCCGGAGTGCCAAAGGCTGCATTGTCGGTTCGCCGCCTGTGAGACACACCCATTTAACTCTCTTGAACTCCATGATCTCCCGAATCACTTCCATCGCGACCATCTCTTTGCCGCTTTCCTCGCCGAGCGCGTTAGGAGTATCACAACCGACGCAACGCAAGTTGCAGCCAGCGAAACGAACGAAGTGCATCGGTAAACCTGTCTTTGCACCTTCGCCCTGGACAGTGGTAAAGACCTTTATGATTCGCATACGACCCTTACCCCCTGTCCTGGATCCTCCCAGACCGTCAACGCGCTCAAGTATACACCAACTCGTACCCCTGAAAGCACGGAGTCGTACATGTCAAAGAGCCATTCTGCGATGTGCTCCGCCGTCGGATTGAAGATGTAGTCGTTGAAATGGATATGGTCTTTTACCGCGCCGTCGGTGAGCGCCTCGACATCATGGAAGTCCATAATCATTCCTGAAGTCTCACCAACAGTGCCTGCAATCTCGAGATCGATAAAGTATGTATGTCCATGAAGTGCAGCGCACTTGCCGACATACCCAGGCAAAAAGTGCGAGCCGTTGAGCTTGACGCGATACAGAAGGGTCGCCTCTAGCTTTGGCACTGTTCATCTCCTTTCAATGGATCTTGAGCGTATTCGATCGGGTCCTGCAGCTTGTTGTGATAGAAGGCGTTGAGACGCAGTTTACAGGTAGAGCAGACGCCGCAGGATACATGACGGACTTTGAGGAGAGGGTCTCCCGGAGTATAGACGGGTACGAACTGAGGATCATAACATGACCAAGTGAGCTCAAGGGGTGCTCTGAGTTTCACCCCCGTTCGAACAATTGCCGTCTTTGACATCTTGATGATCGGCGTATACAGTGAGATCTCTCCGGCGGTCGCTTCAGCCAAGGCACGCTTCATAGCGACAATGAAGGATGCAGTACAGTCGGGATAGTCTGCATCCTGTTCGTGCACACCAATGCTAAGCGCACCAAAGCCGTGTTGTAGGCCCAGTGCTGCCGCGTGAGCGATCATAATCATGTTTCGATTGGGTACGTACGTCGATGGAATGCCTCCCGTACCACTGATGCCGTGAGGCGCATCCGCAGAGGTCAAAGAGCTTCCACCCAGACCAGGGAGCGTAATGATGAAACGATCTTCCTCCTCGATCCTATAGTGATCGCACAGCGCGTTGAATGCCCTGCGCTCCGGTACACTGTTGTTCTGCGTGTACTCAAAGTGAACGGCGCCGGTACGAGAGGGATGGATTAGATCGGAGATCATAGCCAGCGATACTGCACTGTCTAGACCTCCACTGAGCACTGCGAGTAGTTGACGATCCTTAGTCATTGTGGCTCCTTTCAGAACAAAGAACGAGTAGTCGTGCGCGTATGTGCGTGTACTTGCTATAATTATAACCTAAAACAGCAAGAAAATCAACACGCAATTTAACTATATTTACGGAACTCTTCGATATGCCCTCTCTCTTTCTAGATGCTCAGTGTAATTTCCGATTCGACTTGGAGCGTCTCCGGTATGTCAAGTCCAGCAGCACGTGCCTTTCCGAGATCGATCCCGAACATCCATTTCGTTGTGCCATCGACCGACGTGCCTTTTGGCTGAAGGACGTATTCCTTCATTCGCTCTTTGAGCTGCTGCTTCAACGATTCCTTCGCTAAAGTATCATATCCTTCCCTGCGCCGCTTCGAATACCACCAGTCGAACGCAGTCGAGGATTGAACACGAAGGATGTTGTCGCCGTCGTAGTACTTGTGGAAAAACGAGCTCGCAGAATGAAGTCCTACAGCATTTACGATATCCTCCACGAAATCGTCGATAAGCAACGAAGTACGTCCTCCTGGAGTAACAAGGCTCTCTATCGACCCTCGAAGTACCTCCAAGTCCGGCATTTCCACGTCCATGAACTTACAGTAGCTAATGATTCCTAGAACGACGACAGCGTAGTTATTGCGTACACGATCAGGGAGAGGCTCAGGAAAGGCCTTGAGAATTCGATCATGGGCATCGTTCCATAGCTCTCTCGCATCCTGGGCAAGCACAAATTGTACGTAGGCGCCAGCCAGGTTATGTAGAGGAAGAGCTGCAAGATTGCCGAACTGTGTGTGTGCAAGAGCACCTTCTCTGATAGTCTCTGGTACAAGATTAACTGCAACGATCCTCTCCCGCGCTGCTGCATCGGAGATCATATCTTCTCCATCTACACTGAAGGGCGCCGTTAAAGGATATTGCTGTACAGTCTGATCAGGACGGCCTCTCGCATCTCGGCCTGTATCGTACGCCTGCAATAAGTACCGCAAGAATCGCTGATATGACATATTGCTCATTGCTGATTGCCTGAACTCCGAAAACGCTATTGGAACGGAGGTAGTTGAGCCTAACAGCGAAAGCACTACGAACTGTGTGGTACTGCAGTCTCGACCGACGGGGTCGGCATCACCCATCATCGGTAAGAAGATTCGAGTGATCGTACTTGTCTTACCCGATCCCCGTGTACCCCAAACGTTCAGTGTCGGGAATCGTACATTGAGCTTCCGTATCGTAGGCTTGTATGCCGTTGCGAAAAACCACCCCATCATCGGCCAAATCGCCCCAGGAGTATTTATCTCGGGCAACATTTCCTTTATGCGTCGTTTCAGGGACTCGAGTTCCTCTACAGGAGGAAAAACGTACTTAACGTCTATTCCTCGTCCTGCCTTATTGTGATAGACCATTGGTGCCGTTAGCGCATCGAAGGTTTCCGTAGCAGTCAATGCCCCATTCGTAGATACCCAAGTATCTCCATGACGACCGACGGCCGGCACTGCTCGTGTACTTGGTAATCCCCGCTCCTGTAGAATGCTCATCAAGTACGGAAGATATTCTCTTGTATCCTTATCCGTCCCTAACCACTGCCACGCGGCGATCATTAACTCTCGTTGCAGTGCGTCGGCTCGAGCGAAGGCTTTGCGGGTGAAGCGCACATCAGGCCAAGTATACCCGGACGCGCGCACACTTCCTAAAAGGACATCAGGAGATGAATCGCCATCACCTTTTAGGAGACGTTTCGGATCGAACACGAAAGTACTGACTATGTGTGGATCTTTACCCTGTACACGGTAAAGAAAGCCATCATCATCGCCTTCCACAAAACCCCAATCCGTTTCCTCTACATCCTCTTCGTCTCCGTCCTCGTCGTCATTTATCGTCACTAGACTGTCATCAGGGGCGCTGTGCGTTGAGTCCTTCGGCGCTTTGATAACGATATTTAAGGGTGTAGTATCAGAGTCTCTGGACTTTCGCGCCTTTTCAAGACTCACGTCGAAGTAGTGCGGATCCTCCCTCGCACGATCTCCTACGGGGTGAACATCGAAAATATATCGTATTGCATCATCGCTGAACCCGGCGCGTACGAGGACAGTTATTACATTCCAGTCTCGTTCACTCCTTGACGGAAAGCCTCGAGAATCGCCGGTAACGATCTTATGTCGTAGTTTCAGTTCAGGATCGAACAGCTTCGATACTAGCGCAACATCCCTTAACGTATACCTACGAGAAGGCGCGGTAAACTCTTCCATCACATGCACAGGCAATGGACTGCTTGGAACTTTGGTGTTCTTTGTACCCGGCACTCGAAGGATGCGGGCAATGTCTCCGGTCGTGTCGGACTCTAGCAGTTTCTCGAAGGCTTTGATAATCTTTGCAAATGTATCCCACTTCTTGGTAGGCTTTTGAAGGAGCCAGTAAACGTGGAAGCCGTTTCCGCTATTCACGACAATCGACGGAGGGAGAGGAAATGTGCGGATCTTTTCAAGCTGAGTTCTTCGTTCTTCATCGTCGTGCACATCTAGATCAGCCCAGATGCTCCTGCTACATAAAATATCATCGAGCGTGTGTTTGCCCTCTTCCTTTCGCGGGCATACTCCAAAGTATATGTTCGCGGTCTTAACCGTTTGCCACTTTTCAAGGAGCTGCAATGCTTCGTCTATTGAGCGGGAGAAGTATGAAATGCGTCCGTGCTTATCGAGTACACGCATTTCCAACCAGCCCTTTTCTTCGACGTAGAAGCACGACAAAAAGTCTTTTGTGTTCATTGCCATCCTATCACTCCAAAGACCTCTGGAAGGGAGATAGCCTAGACCATCTCCCTTCCATGTATGTGCTCGAACGGTGTTTCTAGTCGACGATGTCGAAGGGTAGGTCTTCGTCGGCGCCAGTCAGTTCATCGAACTCGCCGGCTTCGTCTTCTGGCCGCACAACAGCGCGCACCTTGTTCTGCCATTCCCCTTGGTACTTTTCGCGGATGACGCGGATACGGCATTCGCGGCCGCACAAGGATTCCGTGTCGAGCTCAAACGTCGGCACCTCAAGCTCTTCCTTGGTATAGAACGCGCGAAGAAAGCGCTTGACGAACGGCATTGACTTTTCAATGAGCGTGAGGTTATGGAAGATTCGGGCTTCGGCGTGCTCGCCCTCAGAAATGACGAAGACGATGTTGAGAACGGGATTACCGCTCTTGGCTTTCGCTGACTTGACCTCAAAGATCCTGGCCGGGTAAACGCCGGCAGGTATTGCGCCGATGTCTGGTACGTTGGACAAGTTAAGGCTGATCTGTGGCATTCTTTTGCTCCTTTTCAAGCAACTTACGTAGTCGAGGACTGGTTTCAAATAGCTTTGAAACTGTTGGGTCGTCTACATATGTTCCTGGCAGTTGTAGACGAGATTTCGCATCCGCTCGATCTCCTGCCTCAAAGATCATTCTGTGTGTTACCGTGCTCCTTTCTGCGTCAACGATGGTGGTGAGCAGTCCTACCAGATCGAAGAACGCACCTACTTCGTTCGCGAGCTTGCCGGCCATCAACGGCTGAATCACGAGCTTACCTGTCGTCTCATCTCGTATCCGTTCCGCTTTAGCCGCTACGATCACGTGCATGCGGAGTCTTTGCACTTGCGTCAGTAGCTTGTGGATCCAGATCCTGGCTCGTCCGTAATCCTGCAACGTTGCCATATCAGCGTCGTGCGAGTCTTTCTTTTCCTTGGCTTGGTCAATCGCGTGAGCAAGGGCGAGCCAATAGGTTGAACTTAAGTCATCGATCACAAGCGTACGAAAGCCATCCTCCGGCAAGACTACATCCGATACCGCTTCAACCTTTTCCTTAAACGATTGGTACTTGTCACGGCGCTGTGCGTAGACGATTTGACGTAATTCTTGGTACGTACTTGGAATGACTTGGATCAGTCCGTCATCGTCCATTCGATCCAGCAGCGTGAGCTCTCCACCATCGGTGTTAACGTACAATACCGGTCGCATCTGCTCCGCATCCAAGGCCGTCCCGGCGAAGTGCGTCTTGCCTTTTCCTGTAAAACCGTAGACGAGCACTTTGAGGTATGCTCCGGTGGTCGTCAGCTTGCCGATTTGCATCAAGTCATTCCTTTCCGTGAACTACCATCCCGAGTCCATGTTGCACAAGATCTTCCAAGCAGTCGGCGCGCACAACCACAACCAGACCATTACGCACCCTCCGATACCCAAGACCCAGACAATGAAGCCTGCCGGAGTAGCGGTTTCTCCGGCATCGCCTTCCATTACACTGTCTAAATCCCTGTCGTTCACCGAGTCACTCCTTTCCTTTACACTAATGAGCGATGAAGTCCAAAGAGCAGGGAACCCGGCCATCCAAATTCCCTTCTCTTCGAAAACCATCATGCTAGACTGGCTTAGTGAATTTGCGCTCCACAATGACGAGATGAGTGTCTTGGGGCACTGCCAAGATCTTTCCATAAGGGACTGCCAGAGGAAGCGGTGTTATGGCTCTGAAAACGCATCCATCGTTTACCGCCGCTTGGAGCTTGTCATCGAGAGTCTTCGGAGTGACTCGAAACACCTCATACCTGTTTGCTGCCATGTCATGCTGTTCCCTTCTGTGGCCTAAACCACGCGAATGTTGCCGATTCGATCACTGCTATCAAGTACACGACAACGCACAGCGCCTCGATTGGAGGATGGCCAGGAGTGCCAAGTTCGTAAGACAGTAGACATGCGGTAACGAACACCGCGAGCAATCGTTTTATTCCATAGACCTTTACGAAGTTGAACACGTCGACTCCTTTCCTTGGGTAGGTTATGTGCGTATATGTGCGTCTTGATGCTTTTATTATATAGCAAATGCGTCAAAAAAGCAAGTACAGTTTACGATGTACGACGATAGGCTACTTGCTAGAGCAGCCCTTTACAAGCGGCGGCGATCGCGAAGAGGGCAACAAGGATCACAACGTGCAAAAGAGTTCGACTGGTGTCAGAGAATTTCATTGCAGTTCCTCCCATTGCAATCGCGTATATAAAAGTCCCGTCTCCTTCGGGAAGTTCGGCGGCTCACATACTATGTTGCTTGGAACGGCCTGGATGTAGGTGTTGGTCGCTTTCGGTCCAGGACAGTGCATCGCGCACAGTAGTAGTATGACCATTGCGATACAGATCAATATGAGGTTTGTTTTTTGATAGGTGCTCATTGTTATCTCCGTCTCGCTCGCCAAAGCTTGATGCAGCACATACAGACCCCTAAAGTTCCAAGAAACAACAATCCCGCTGTTGTCGTGGCACTCTCATCGCTGCCAGTTTCGGGTAAGATGAAGGACGGCGTAACTGTTGCTGTTGCTGTGGGAATGGGGGTCGGCGTTGCCGTTGAACGTTTGCGCTTCCGTGTCGGCGTTGGCGTTACAGTATTTGTGGCCGTCGACGTTGGAGTAGCCGTAGATGTCGGTGTTAGTGTTGGGACTACCTCCGTAGTCGTCGGTGTAGGAACTACTACTGTCTCTGTCGGTGTTAGCGTTGGAACGGGTGTACTTGTTGGTGTACTTGTTGGGACGGCTGTCTCCGTCGGTGTCAGTGTCGGAGTAGCCGTGGATGTCGCTGTGTTCGTTGGAGTAGCCGTCGGCGTCGACGTGTTCGTTGGAATTGGGGTGGCGGTCGCTGTGTTCGTTGCTGTTGCTGTCGCCGTAGGCGGAGGGCACGCTGCGTGCGATCTGCTCATACAGTCAGCAACGACCGTTAATACCCCAATCAGTACGAGAACGGCCAAGAACAGGCATGCCTTTGTTTTTGTTGTCATCAAATTGCCTCCACGATTGCGATGATGCAGGAGCAACCGCAGCAAAGCACGGTCGCGACTGCCACGAGAATGATTGTCCAGTTACGTTTCATCGTCCTTTGTCCTGTTGATGCTGTCTGCTTCGGTGAATCCGTTGGGGTATCGTGCCATGACCTTGGCGATGTTGTGCAGCGCGACCAAGCCTAAGTTGATCTGCAACTCGGTACAAAGGACGGATGCGTACCAAAGCACATCGCCAAGCTCCTTCGCGATCAGGACCTTATCGAGCTCGTGGCCGTGGAAGACGACCTTTTTGATGTGCTCTGATACCTCACCTGCTTCCCCCGTCAAGCCCATTACCCAATTGCAAAGGCGAAGGTCTGTCCGGCCAGTGCGCTTGGCAAGGCCCTTCGCGGTATATGCGGCTTGGACTTGATACTGATTGAACGTTGGTGATCCTGTTTGTGCGTCGCGGTTATCCTCTGGCATTTGCTGGCCCCTTAACTACGATGTTGAAGGTCGTTGAGGGGACAGCCTTTTCCATAAGCGATCGATCACCGGCTTTCCACTTCTTGTACTGGTCTCGAACGGTGTGGTAGTTGAACTGGTTGTCGGCACGTAAGACACGTTTACGAGTGTTAAGGGACAGCCAATCCTCTGCGGCGGAGTGATGACCCTGTTGTTCCAGTATGCATGGTTCTCTGAACCAACAGTTCCGACAAGTCCAGTCATCGTTGCAAGGGAGCAGTACACGCTTTGGCTTGCCCATCTCACGCGCGGTGAGGTAAAGCAAGCGCTTGAACACGTCCATTTCCTTCGCCGGCTTACGGATGGGGAAGCGATAGAAAAAGGTGTTTCCGCGGTCCGCTAACAGTCCAAGGATGTCGGCGTAGTCCGAAGGCTCGTAACCGAAGTCCTTGACGGTCTTCAAGTACATCGCGTAGGTCGTGTCGATCGATTTGTTCCGCGATATACCACCACGCGCGAGTTCTTTCGGTACAGTGGGCGCCTTCTTGCGTAAGATGTTGTAAAGCACTCCCTGCACCCGTAAGCCGAACTGCTCCTGCGCTGCGTAAATGTACATCTTGGCTTGATCAGACAGTTCGAACTGTTGCTCTCCACGTACGCTTTTGTAGGTCTTATGCTCAAGTAGCCAGTAAAGACCGTTACGATCCACCACGACGCCGTCGAAAATGCCTGCTGCATAGTAGTGCGCCGACTTACGGCCTGTTAGGGTACGGATTGGTACGCTGAAGCGCCCTTCAGCAAGGATGAGCTCAAAAGGCTCTTCGGCTGCGGGGTACACCAAGCGGTAGTGTTTGAGCATCGAGACGCCCAGTTTAGCCTGCTCCGCGTATTCTGCCTTACGTTCAGCAGAAAGAGCGATGCCGTTCAGCTTATACTGTCGCATGCGCCACCAATACCACAACTTGAACGCAGTTACGGGAGTGACTTGACTCTCGTAGTACGTCGCCAGTGCAGCGTGAACTCCCGAGCCAAGGAAGAAAAAGACTGGCGGGTACGCTACCTCGAGATGTCTACGGAGCGGAGACGAATAATTCCAGCGAACAAGGCATTGTTTGAACGCTGCCATATCACTCGCATGGATTTCGGCCTTTTTGCGGCTAGCACTCTTTGAGGTCATTTGCTTCCTTCCATCGGTCGACCGCGTCGGCCATCAGAAGATCGGGAGCAACCGTTTTCCCCCATTTTCCTGTCGTAGCGCTCGCCCAAGCTCGAATCAGTACAAAGTACACCACTTGAGGCGGAAGACGATACGCGCACCGCTGGCGGAACTTCCATTTCCATTCCCGTAGCTTAAACATTGAACAAGTCTCCTTTGTTTCGTAGATTAGACGCTGACTACAACCCCGGTTGACTCCGATTCGATACTGTCATCATCGGCGCTGTGCGTAGCCTCGTCGGCCATAAGCAGCCGCAACGCTTTGCGAACTGTCCTCGACTTCGTTCCTCGATCCTTACCGTGCATGAACGTGATGATGTCTGCGTCATCGTACTCACGCAAATGCAGCTGTACCAGCATCGACTTTTTGCTCCTTTCTGTGAGGGTAATGTAACGAAATGTAACCTGAATGTATATATTATATAACAAAAACGCAGAAAAGTCAACACGCAGTCTAACGATATTTACTGGTGTTTACGATATCTTACGACGCGCCTTCTTTACAAAAACGGCTGACTTAGGCATTTTCGTGCGCCAAAGTCAATTTCGAGGAGCTTGCTGTACACCGCCAGTTTTTCTCGTGACGGACCAAACCGATGAAGAATACCGTAAACTGCAGATCATAAAATTCCGTTGAGTAGCGTAACATGCGTAAGAGGAGCAAAGAACGCAGCACAAAGAAGATCATAGATTGCGGGGTGTCTTCTCAAGTGAAATCGGATATAATATATATGTAAGTGGGGGAGGCAAAAAACCAATTCTACTATCGCGCCCATAGGGCGCACCCTTTAGGAGGGCATTTTCATGTCTGAGAACGAAGTTACCGCTACCGCAGTTGAGGAAGTCGCTGAAGTCGTCGCCGAGATCGCTACCGATCGTCTCATTTCCAGCCTGACCGTTGCCGAGTTCACGCAGTTGATGGCCTCGTTCAAGCCCGCGCGCAAGACGCAGGGTCCGCGAGCTACGCCAGCCGAGGTTCCGGAAGGGTACACGCTGACCGTCAACGACATCATCGCGCAAACCGGGATGCACGGTATGACTGTTCGACGCCTTTGCCGAGAGGGCCTGTTCGGCGAGGATTCGAGCGTTAAGGTTGGCGCTCGATGGTTCACGAAGCCGGAAGCGCTCGAAGCGTATCTGGGCGCGAAAGTCGCCAAGAAAGCCGCAACCGCTGCTGCGAAGGTCGCGAAGGTCGAGGCCGCGAAAAACGCGAAGGTCGCGAAGGTCGATGAGGTCGATGCAGAAGCGATCGAGGACGAGTTGGATCTGGACGACCTGGATCTGGACGAGGACGAGGTCGAGGTCATCGCCGACGAGCAGTAGACCGAATCATTCAATCACACGAACCCCCACTTCGAAAGAGGTGGGGGTTTTGTGTTCCCCTTTACTCGCCGCTCTACCCGACTGAATGGTTGCACGAAATCCGCTCCTTCTCAGAGCACGCGCGGTTCAAAAAAGCGAGGAAAATGCCTAAGTCCCCCGTTTTTGCGAAGGTCAATTTTCCATTGAACGGAAAATCGTGGTGCACGCGTGCATGCCTTTTTGAGCGTACGACCTTTCTATATCATACCGACCCAACTAGATCATACGCCATCGCCAAAGAACATAAATCCCCGCTCATGCTGTATCCTAACCATCAATACATTTCCTTCGATTGGGGGTGGTAGTCTTGAACGAAATCGAGTATAATATAATTGTAAGTAGGAAGAAAAACCGCCAAAAAACAAGGAGACCGAAATGACCAAGTACAGCCGCGAGCAAGTAAACGGAACCGACACGATCATCACCGACCCAATATCGGGCAAAGTAGCAAAGGTTACTTATTACGCGCACTTGAACGCCTGGCTAGCCTTTTACCGAGTAAACTACACACACACGAACAATAACGGCAAGGTCATCGGCAAATCAGGATTCGCTTGGATGCAAATCAAGGGCGACGTGAAATCCAAGAAAATCGCGAACAGTTACGCAACCGGTTGGCTACGCGCAAATCGCTAAACGCAAACAACATCTCACGCAAAACTCCGCTCGAAAGAGCGGAGTTTTTTGTTCCCAGTTTTTCAAAAAAAGAGTGGAAAATGCCTAAGTCCCCCCGGGTTGTTTTCAAAGAGCAAAAGTGTCCTTTCCCTGTACACCGCAGAAAGTGCTGGGGCTAAATTTCCCCTTGTGTCCGGTAGCCACGGTGTGGACGCACTCCAGTAAGTGTAACAAGCCGTGTCTTGATTGTCCCCGAAAAACCCGTGAATGTAACCGATCATAAACTGCGGACCGTTCTACATCCTGCCACATAACGTCGTTCGGTGTCTCGAGTTAAAAGGGCGCTGTGCGTTGGCGATATCATTAAATTGATCAGGCTAGCAGGAGCGGTCTGTATCCTCATACAGAGAGAGTCGTCGAGAAGTGCGTGAATGTATCCTTACGTCCTCGTCTCTAAGATTTCGTTGGTTTATTTCCCGACGCTAAAATTCAACTGGCGCGCAAACTACGCGCGTAACTGGGAGACACAGGGATGTTTTGGGACATAGATACAATTGTGGGTGCAGGCAGCTGGTCAGAAATGCATGAGGACCGCTATGTATCATACATTGCGGGTTGCTATTCTAGGCATTTGCGGTTATAATTATATTGAAGTTTTCGCTCAAACACGCGCATAAGCGCACATGCTCGGGAGCCAAGGAGGCTATGTACATGTTTGCCCTAAAGTACGACTCGGCCGACTGGAGCGTAGTAGCACAGTTGTGCAAAGGCCAATGTGTGGCACGGATACGATTGGTGTTTCGAAGCCCGGTGGTTGTAACACACCAAGTGTGGCCTGTACCTGTTACGCGTAGTGTAACGGAGCTGATTTGCAACTCGGTACTGCCTCTCACTACGGATACTTTGGCCGCATGGTTTAACGAAGGCAATGGTAACAGGTTTCTGGAAGTGGCTCGCGAAAATGTGCTTGCGTGCGAGGTGGAGTTGGCGAATTCATCGGCGCCCAGTAACCATCCTCAAATGGTGTTGCACTATGCAACGCTATCGAACATGGCCGACAAGCATCCCTCCTTGTGCCAAACTTCGCAAGAATGGGCCGATAAGTACGCTGCCGAAGCGGAGCGGCTTGCAAATGGGCTCATCGGCTATTACTTACCGTCGTGCAAAAGAAAATAAATTTCACGGAAAATCGCTAAGTCCGCCGTTTTTGGCGTGATTTTCAAATCTCAAATTTCGCAAATGCGAAGCTCCTACACTGCAAGGGTGCTAGGAGCTTCATGCGTACGACCGGTTTGTATCCTTCTCGCTCCTACTGCATCGCAAGTACACGCAAGTATACTTACTTCGAGGAGCGCTCTGTATCCTTATAGCACTATGTATATCATAGATTGCGGGGTGTCTGTTTGAGCGAAATCGCGTATAATATATATGTAAGTAGGTACCTTAACAAATCCAAATCCAAATTACCTTCCTACCAATCTGTAAAGGTAAGCTCCTCAAATTATCACTGAGAGCACTTCCTAGGTCATAACGATCGATCTCGACCCGAAGACATCGAGGATCGCCAAATCCTAGCGAACCAGAACAGTGATAATCAAAGGTAGCGCAACAGGATCGGCTTACACCCAATAGGAACGAAATGGATCATAACCTCCGCCCTCATATCCGAAATTGGTGCTGGTCGCGGGGAACGTTCAGAAACGAATGAATCGATTGAAAGCAGAACCAAGGGTTTCATTAGACTACCAATATAGCAGACGATCTTAGTCGATTGTCGCTCTGAGTGGTTCAACTCCACTAAAATTCCAAAGGCGCGCAGGAGCAAGCTAGAAGGAATGAAATCCTAGGTTTTGGGTTCAATCGATATATGTACGATACACAAGGAGAAACGAAATGCAGAACGAGCGAAAATACGTCTTGGCGAACGGCTACGAGAGACATTTATTCGTAACGATCTTTCACGGTAAGTACGGACTCCCATTGTATCGGAAGCGATTTTCTCGATCGAATACGAGATACTGCAACGCGGACATGGAAGCACAAGATACCGCAATGTACGATTTCGTACGAGCGAGAGCAACGCTCAGGAAAGAGTTCACGCATATAACACTCAAGATGTCGAATGACATAACAGGAGGAAAGTAATCGATGCAGTTTCCACTAGTACCGAATAACCCCGGTTGGAACGAACTAGTAGTGGAAGAACCTGGTATATGCGCGATCAGAATGATGTGCGTAACTCATATATATCGTTGGGTACTTAGCGATTCAGATTCGCGCGCTCCGATCTATAAGGAGTACGTTGAAGAAGCCGAGAATCAGGACGGTTACGAACACTGGGCGACGTACTATACCGATCCAGAAGGCGCGATACTGTGGGCAGAGCTCGACGAGGACGTTCGTCGATACGTTAAGGAAGTGGAGGGATCATAACGATGGCGATGGATAGACTCAGTATAGTAGAGGCGCTTGCGAGCTCAATAGTACAAGAGCTGACCTCACAAGACGATCTAGGCGAGATGATCGAAGAACACATCGCAGCAACGATCGATCCGAGCGATGAGAGCGAACACGCTAAGGCGTGGCGATTCCTTGAGGCGAAAACGATAGGTATCGATGCCTTGCTAGCAGCTGTTCGAATGATGGCAATGTTTGAACAGGAGGATTTCGATTAGGTAGTTGATGAACCGAACTGTAGGACTTAGCGATTTTCGTAAAAAGAACGGAATTTTGCTAAGTCCTACGGTTTGATTTCATTAGCGAATGATACACAAGGAGAAAACACGATGGCGATCCTCGATTTTCGAAACACGAAACAAGGACGGAAAAACCTGACAGAGTTGATGATGGGCCAGGTAGTGGAACGAATGACTGTGAACTTCAAGGAACCGCAACCATTGGTAGTTGGTCGATTCGATCAGGAGCATACGGTCTCGTTCGATCGAATAGGATCAGTCGACGCGATGTACTACGAGCAAGAGAACATTCCAGAAGGACATGTACGGCTTTACTACAAGTCGACCGAGTTCGGTAAGAAAGAGCTATTCGAGCCCGCTCAAATATCGTCTCTGCATAGCGCTGATGTACCGATAAGCAATATCAAAGGATACGTCGCCTGGTGTAAGAGCGTTATTGATCTTGAACGGAAGGTTAAGGATCTCGAAGCGGAGGTAACGAAGTTGAGCACTCCTACGCTTTCTGACGCGGTCAATGCAGCGCTTGTATGCATTCGATACAGTTTTACGATACCGACGAGCTTGTTCTCGACGATCGAGGGCGAGGATGCAGGTACAACGTTCATCGACGAAGTGGTTCGAATCTACGGCAATCAGAGTGAAGCCTACGAGCAAGTGCTGGCGTATTTCGGCTAATAACCGAACTGTAAGACTTAGCGAAAAGGAAATGTTTTTTCGTGAAAATCGCTAAGTCCTACGGTTTGACTTATTAACGAATGATATGTACGATACAGGAGGATATAACGTGAACTTCTCGGTGGTACGGGCGCTCTTTCGAGCGAAGAATCCAGTAGGAACGATAGTACGGTTGAAGGGTAACAAGGTTCGCGTGAGATTCTCGGACTTGGGTCGCGCCTACGAATACAGTACTCGTTCGAACTACGAGCTCGCAGAGCGACTCGAGCTGATCCCGCACGACGATATCGTTACAATCGCAAAACGCGTCGTCGCACAGCTCGTTGAGGGGAAAACGAGCGTTATCGACCAATCCGGCGCTGGCGACACAGTACGACACTACTTGCGCGAATGGCATAATGAACACCGTTGGGTACGCGCAGATCCGTTTTCTGCGGACGAGTTCGGTCGAACAGTGTCGACTTACTCATTTGCTGATACCCAAGACGAAGCTTTGAACGCTTGGGTAACTCAAGACTAGGGAGGGCATAGAATGAAAGGCAAGTGGTTTTCTGAGGAGTTTGTGAACTGGTTGCTATGCGAAAGCGATGATTTGGCCGAGTTGATCGACGAACGACTCGGAGTGAAGGCCGACGAGCGAATGCTGAACGAATGGATGAGCAGTGGAGTTTGCTTGGAAATGACTCGAGTAGAGTACACAAGGCTCAGCACTCTTTGGATTAGCTTGTGGAACACGCACGCAGACGCGGTAGTTAAGGAACTCGAGGAAATGGTACGCGGCAGAATGTGGGCCAAGGATATGCCGTGCTATGACGACTACCAATACTACAAGGACGAGTACGCGATGAGCCGAGAAGGCTTGAGCGCGTAGTAGCGAGTAAAGTACATTTCAGCGCGAAAATGCCTAAGTCCGCCGTTTTTGCGTTGAGATGTGTTTTGACCGCCAATGACTTGTTTTGTATAGAAAGGACATCAAATGAACGTATGTGAAGTCTGCAAAGGACACGCGTTAAGGGGCGTTAGGGCTAAGTACGGAAGGATTCCACTTCACAGCCTATGCAATGCGCACTACGACACGTTTTGCGAAGTAGCGGAAGAGGATGGGATCGTTGTCGATATGTACGGAACTGCTGACGCAGACGACTACGATGTTCGACACATTCTCTCACTCATGCGCGGTACTTGCTAAAGGAGGACAATTGTGGCCAGAAGAAAGTACGTTGAAGGCGAACGGAAGTTCGTAGTACCAAGCTACCACGAGCGACGGTTGGCGAAGGCGATCTTTGAAAAGCATGGTCTCGAAGTGTACACGTACGAGCGGGTACATCGCCAGACGTTCTTTTGTGCCGAAGACGACGCCAGAATGATGACAGCTTGGGCGGAGGTTACGACGGAGTGCGATCGATTGCGACGGTTTATGAACCGCGCATACAACAAGTTTATGGAAAAGCA